TGAATTTATAAAGCGTAAAACATGGGGTTATTGTCCTGTTAGGTTTGTTATTGAAGGTAATAGCCAAACTGATTTAGTTACTTACATAGAGCGGTGTTTGGTGGACTTTTATACAATGAAAGAATTTAAAGTGAAAAATACATTAAGATGAACAATAAAGAAAAAGAAATACTCATTATCTTACAAGAAGAATGTGCAGAGGTTATCCAAGAAGCCTCTAAAATCTTTCGGTTTGGTTTTGATTCGTGTTACCCAACAGACGATAGTGCAACTGCCCGAGAGCGTTTGACTTTAGAATTAGGTCAAGTGCTTTGCATGGTTAATTTACTAATTGAAAAAAATGTGGTAAGTGAAGATGCTATGCTGACAGCGATGGAAGCCAAAAAAATAAAACTAAGAAAATGGTCTACTATTTTTGATGATGAAAAAGAAACGAGCAACTAATGAATTGGGTTTTAATTGTTTGGTTATCAACACCAAATAACTTTACGGTGTTTGATAGATTTTCTACAATTGAAGATTGTTTGGCTAAAAAAGAAATAGTCATAAAAGCATTATCACAAGCGGAATCAAAAATGAATGTGGATTGCCGTAAAAGAAAGATTGGCGATTTAACAAACAAATCGGATATTGTGGTCAAAAGATATGTGTTACATTAAAAGGCAAATGATTAAATGGATATGATTAATTACCTAAGATATAGTGGAATAAATGTTACAATCCTCCTGAATCCTTTTGGTTGGAATTATATGCCAAAATACATGCGAGAGACCGATCCTTGGGGTGATAATGACCATATTTTTTGTTTTTTATTTGTATCGGTAAGAATCTTTATAAGTGATGGAGATTGGTAGTGAATATATTTTATCTTGACCGTAATCCTCGTATCTGTGCTGAAATGCACTTAGATAAACATGTCGTAAAAATGATTATTGAGTATGCACAGCTAATGTCAACGGCTCATCGTTTTTGTGATGGCACCGAATACTATGATTTGACCGCAAATGGTCGCAAAATTAAAAGATGGCGATTAAATGATGAACGAGAAGCTAAGTTAATGAAGGCTTCTCATATTAATCATCCTTCGGCCATTTGGCTCAGGCATTCAAAAGAAAATTATGCTTGGCTATATGAGATGTGGGTGTATCTTTTGCAAGAATACACTTTTCGTTATGGAAAAATCCATGCTTGCGCTAGATTATTTGATGTTCTTGCGGAGATACCCCACGCCATACAATCAAAAACATTTACTGAACCTACACCAGCCATGCCAATTGAATGTAAGGTATTTAAAGAGGTTCATACTGACCGATTTGAGATAGATTCTTTGGCGTCCTATCATAAATACTATTTGGAGAAAAAGAAACATTTCGCCAGGTGGACTAAACGAGAAATGCCCTTGTGGTATTCTAAAGTGATAAATACAAATAATGCCAACTTATAGTTTTTATGATACTAAAACGGGTGAAGAATTTGAAGCGTTTTTGAAGATTTCAGAGCGTGAAGAATATTTGCAAAGTAACCCACACATTCAATCGGTCATTACAGCGGCTGCGATAGTCGGCGCTGTATCTACCTCCAAGCAAAACAAAGTTCCCGATGGTTTCAAAGAAGTGCTTTCTAAAGTAGCAGAAGCACATCCTGAAAGCGCCGTTGGTAAACGCCATGGAAGAAAATCAATCAAACAAGTAAAAACAAAACAACTTGTGGATAAACATTTGGGTAAATTTTGAGTAATATCTTTGACATGTTAACTTCTGGCATAAGGAGAAAGTATGGCGAAGCGGTCAATGCAAACAAAAGTATTACAACTACAATCACACTTCAAAGGAGAATCAAATGAAAAAGATGTTGAAAATCCAAACGAACTCGGTGATTGGAGTCCAAAGAACCTTGCAAAGAACCGAGAACGATATTATAGACAAAATGAACCATGGGTCTTAGAGGGTAAAACCATAGGTCAATGGTTTGATGAAAAAATAAAAGAAAGGAACGAGCAGCTAGAAGCAGCTTAAATATGAATTTTAATCATGTGAAGTTAAGTGAATTAGATTATGAACTAGAATCTGAAACCACAACTGAGGGTAGAGTTTATAAAACACCGGGAGGAAAGCTCTACCCTTCTATCACCACGGTTTTATCAGCATACAACAAAAAAGCCATTTATGAGTGGCGTCAAAGAGTTGGTGAAGAAGTTGCCAACAAAATATCTTCCAAAGCATCTGGTCGTGGCACACGCTTACACAATGCGGTAGAAAAGTATTTGCTCAATGAGATGAGTGATATGAAAATACAATCTATGATGCCTGATGCTAAAGAGTTGTTTGTTACCATTCGGCCACACCTAGATAAACATGTTGGTAACATATACGGCATTGAACAACCATTATATTCTGACCAACTAAAAGTGGCAGGTCGTTGTGATTGTATTGGTGAATGGAATAATGAATTATCCATTATTGATTGGAAAACATCCACTAAACTTAAAAACAAATCACAAATTCAAAACTATTTTATGCAGGCAACAGCCTATGCGGTAATGTTTGAAGAAAGAACAGGCAAGCCAATCAATCAAATTGTAATTGCCATTGCCAATGATGATTTGATACCTCAAATTTTTATAGAGGACAAAAAACATTATCTGGCAGAATTACATAAATACCTTGACAAGTATCACAATAAGTGATACAATAAGTAATTCGTTGAAGTTGTTTGAATGTTGTTGTGGACGGCGGTGCAAATCCGCCCACCTCCACCAAAAGTATATTAACGAACCGAGTTATCGGTAGCAAACACACATTATAGTTGTGGTAATATACTTCTGATGGGGGTGTTTTAGATTTGACATGACAAACTAGGACAACGGAGAATCGTCAAGGCTTAAGGCGTTAGGGTTGAGGATACTCGGCCGAAGAAGCAATTGATTTAACCGCAAACGATAATAAATTTGCATTAGTAGCCTAAAAACTGCTTAGGGTTTTGCCAGTTCCTCGTAACAGAATACTGGCACTTTTATAAAAGGAAATTATTATGAAAACATTAATCGCACTCGTAGCTGCTACTTTTGCTGTAACCGCTTTTGCTCAGGCACCTGCCAAAAAAGATGAGCCAAAGAAAGCTGCACCAAAAGCTGAAGTGAAAAAAGAAGAAAAGAAGAAGTAATTCTTTATGGCTCGGGTGATGCCATAAAATAAAATCACCCACCAAATTCATGGCAAATTACAAAAGAAAAAAATCAAAACGAGTTTGTAAGTGTACCTTGTGTACCAAATTTAGTTGGCTGGGTAATTCGCTACAAAGAAAAAGAATCTCTGATATTCGCAATATTGACAAAGTGAAAAGTTATGAAAGTTTGGATTAGTAATTATCGTGACCATTGGATTTCTCCATACACAATCATTGAATATGTATTTTTCTGGACTGATTGGAGTAAATGTGGTCGTAAGAAAGATGTAGTTGATGATAAAGATTATGTGGATCATCCTAAATGGGTTGATAAGTGGGCTGACCGAATTGCACCTATCAGTAATGTTATCCGTGTAGTTTTAGATTACATTCAACCTCCAATCAAATATGTAAAGATTGACCGCTGGGATACTTGGTCAATGGATCACACCTTGGCTCATATTATTTTGCCAATGTTAAAGCAACTAGATATAACTAAGCATGGTGCACCTTTTACTGAAGATGATGATGTGCCAGAATATCTGCGTAGTTACATGGCACAACCAAAAGAACATGAATGGGATACCGACAGTTTACACTTCATGCGTTGGGATTGGATTCTCGCTGAAATGATTTGGGCATTTGAACAAGAATTAAAAGATGATGATGAACACCAATTCTTTGACCATTCTGACAGCGAAGGTATTAAAGATTTGAATGAAAGAATATCAAAATTAAAAGTAGATGAGAAAGGCTTAAAGGCACACCAAGAACGAAAGAAAAATGGTTTTCGTTTGTTTGGTAAATATTATCAAAACCTTTGGGATTAAATGATGGTACAAAAAACATTTAGTATGGATCGTGATATTAGTTCTTATGTTATGGTCTTTGAAGAATGGATTTCTAGTGAGGTGTGTAAACAAACCTGCGATGAGATTGAAAACGCTCCTTGGCAACAACACACATTTTATAATCCAACCGATGGTTCTTATAATACACGAAGCGGTAGTAAAGAATTAGATATTGCTTATGGTCGTGGCATATCAACACAATCTCACATCATGCAAAGAATACATGATGCTTACTCTGAATACTTAACACGATTACAATTACCATGGTTTAATGGTTGGTCTGGTTTTAGTGAAGTAAGATTTAATCGTTATGAAGAAAGCCGTTTGATGGCCGAGCATTGTGACCATATCCATAGTATGTTTGATGGAGAACGCAAAGGCATTCCAACGATGACCTTCTTAGCCGCACTTAATGATGAATATACGGGCGGAGAATTTGTAATGTGGGGAGATGAAGTTATACCAATGGGTAAAGGTTCTGCTCTTGTATTTCCATCTTGTTTTCTTTATCCACATAGGGTTGATCCAGTAGTAACCGGGATAAGATACTCATGTGTATCATGGTCATGGTAAAAAATTACTAAATAGATTATCGGTATCACACATAAGCCGATAACACACAAAAACACACAGGAGAAAATTATGTCAAATATGACACCTTTTGAAATACGGCTCGAGCTTTTAAAAATGGCGAGAGATATGCTTTCTGATGATTATTTCGGTAAGCGTGAAGCAATATCAAATCAATGGTCCACAGATTGTGAAACGGCCAAAATTAAAGGTGAGGAACCACCAAAACATCCAGGTTACCCACCATTTCCCTCCGAACAAGAAGTTATTACCAAAGCAGCGACTTTGAATAATTTCGTTTCTAATATAACCACAGATACAAAAACAACAAAAAAATCTGTTTGATGAGGGTTTAGACGGCCGGTTTTTCTCGGCCGTTTAACACACACAAAGGAGAAATTTTGAAAAAAACTATTGTTTTATTTACAATGATACTGGTTGCAAGTATAACAGTAACAGCAGTAGCTTCAGTAAATAATTTGCGAGTAATGCCTTATAAAGCAAACTTTAATATTATGAGCTCAGATGCCAAGAAACAGATTGAGTGTCTAGCAGAAAACATTTACTTTGAAGCTGGGCATGAACCAGAAGTTGGTAAAATTGCCGTAGCATTTGTCACCATCAATCGTGTTAAAAGCGGTAGATTTGAAAATGACATTTGTGGAGTAGTCAAACAAAAAATTCAGAACATTTGCCAGTTTTCTTGGTGGTGCGAAGAACGGCCAAAGGCAATATCTACCAGTAAGGTCTTGACAAACACAAACAATTCGTTATATAATAGTATTCGTGACCTTGCAGTTTATGTATATGTAAATCACGAAAAGATGGAAGATCCATCTAAAGGTGCCCTATTTTACCATGCCGATTATGTTAATCCTCAATGGCGAAATATGGAAAGATTGACCGTTATTGGTCGGCACATTTTCTATAACAGGAAGGATTTAAAGTCAATATGATTACAGATAAAATAAACGATTTCAAAACAATCGTCATTTGTGTTTCAGTATTAACACTAGCCGCAATTATTTCAGTTGCTTGGTTTAATATTCACGATAGAACATTAATGGCTGCAAACATGGATGAAGCCATTAAAAAAGGAATTGATCCAATTTCAGTTCGTTGCTCGTATGTTCAAAGCACGGATTTAATTTGTATTGCGTTTGCTGCTTCAGCGCAATCACACAATGTAGCACAACAAGCAGTTAAAAAATAATTAAGGAATTTATATTATGTCAAGATTTACTTTTATATGTGAGGATGAACCAATGCCATTTAGCGATGGCATTGTTTCAAAGAAAACAGTTGAATTCAATGGTGAATCCTTAGATGGTGTTATTAATGAATTTGAGATGTTTCTAAAAGGTTGTGGGTTTCATTTCTCTGGCCATTTAGATTTTGTTAGTGACGAAGAACCACCAGAGTGGCACACCGAAGAATTTGAAACGCCAAAATTTGATTTTTCGCAAATACAAAAAAATAATTGGCCATTTCCTAGACAAACAGGACATAGTGAGAGCTCAGACAAATAATGCCTACAAAAGACGAGATGGCAAAATTTGCTAGAGCAATTGATGGTCTAGTGGCAAATACAGATTACAATTACATTGAAGCCATCGTTGAATACTGTAAGCAAACCGGACTAGAAATTGAAGTAGCTGCCACTTTGGTGAATGCTAATTTAAAATCTAAGTTGATGGCTGATGCAATGGATTTAAATTTACTAAAAGAAAAAGGATCACGATTACCAATATGATTGATGGTTATGAAGCGTTTAGTTTGTATCAATCGCTCAAATTACATTTCAACCAACAAACATATGATTTCTTTAAGTATAACGGCAAGACAAACACATCAAAATTGGTCTTTGAGAATCGCAAAGACAAATACCACTTTTACAAGTTAGCCCGTAAGGTAACACAGAAAGATGATTTGGTTTCTTTTCTGGTTGCTAACTTTGTAGAAAATGAAAATGTTTGGGTTGGTGATTTATTGACTGAAGATGCAGAAATGAAGTTTCGCAAGCATCAAAAGATTATCCAATCGTTGTCGTATATCTTTGAGAATGATTGTAAAGTTATTTTTGAAGATTGTAAAGATCCAAATGATGTAATACGAGTGATTGATGGTGAATATCCAATACTGTTAAAGAAAGCTTTGCGTAAGGAGATTCATATTGAAACTCTTTGCCTGTTAGCACAAATACTAGGTTTCTTGCCTATGTGGAACAAAAAAATCACCGACACAATTCGTTGGCCAGAATACCAAAAGAAGCTAACGAAATATGCCCACTTTTTACCGCAAGATATGGTGAAATATAAATTAATACTTAAAAAGATTATATAATGATTAAAACGATATACCTAGACATGGATGGAGTTCTGTGCGATTTTGAAAAGAAGTTTATTGAATTGTATGGATTCTTGTCATTGGCTAAAAGAGACCGAAAAACTTGGTCAAAAGATTGGGAAGATTTCATATTAAACCAAAAAGCTTTTGAGAAGTTAGATTGGTTTTCTGGTGGCCAAGAGTTGTTAGCATACATTCGCAAACATCCAAATGTCCATGT